GCCGAAGAAGCACAATCTAAGATAAAACGATTTTTAAAAGGTGAATAGTTTAGTAAAAGAAATAACAAAAGGCTTACTTGAAGAAGAAAAAAGGACAGTAGCAGTATATGGGGGAGGCTTTAAACCTCCAACTGCTGGTCATTTTGAAGTAGTCGAAACTGCTTTAAAAAAGAACCCTAATATAGATAAATTTATTATTTTAATTGGTGGTAAAGAAAGAGATGGGGTAACACCTGAAGAATCAATTATTATATGGGATATTTACAAACAATATCTACCAATTAATGTTGAAATAGAAAAAAGTTCAAAACCACCTATTCAAGCAGTTTATAATTATGCTAAAGAACACCCAGACGAAGATGTTATATTTGTAATTGGAGCTAGAGAAGGTAATGAAGAGGATTTTAGTGATATAGCAAAAAGAACAACATCAGTAGATAAATACCCTAATTTAAGAGTTGAAACTGTTGTAACACAAGGTGGAGCATCAGGTACAGCAGCTAGGAATGCAGCAAAAATATCAGCAGAAAAACTAAAACCTTTACTTCCAAAACAATTAAAAGATGAAGAAGTAGAAGAAATTTTTAGTTATATAAATGATACAGTTATGGAGAGAAAAATATTAAAAGAAGTATTAGATCCTGTTAAGTTTGATTTTAAACCTTTAGTTAAATCCTTAACAGTTAGTATGGAAAAAGATGGTTTAAGATTAAAACCATATCCTAAAGTTAAATTTATACACACAGATTCTGAAAACTCAGATAACTTTTTTGGTAAAACTGCGTATTATGATCCAAATAATAATGAAGTTGTATTATATACGTTAGGTAGGCATCCAAAGGATATATTACGTTCATATGCGCATGAATTAATACACGTTCATCAAAACCATGAAGACAGATTACATGATATTACTACAGATGATGTTAACGCTGATAAAGAATTAGAAAAACTTGAAAGAGAAGCTTATGAAACAGGTAATATTATGTTTAGAAGTTGGACTAATTCAGACCCATTTGGTTTAGCTGAAGCTGTATTTGAAATAGCTGAAGAAGTTGATTTAGAAAACGTACCTGAAAAATCAGTTGACTTAAAAACATATGGGGATTTAAAATTAGCTTTAAAAAATATAAAAAAAGATCAAAACCTAAAAAAATTCAAAGATGTAGGAGGTAAAGCATTTTCTGCAGCTTTAAATTTACTCCCTGGAGTAGGTACAGCTATAGATGCATATGGTGTGTTTAAAGCAGCATTTAATAAACCAGACAATGTTAAAACTAATACATGGTTAGATAAATTAGACGTAGATGATGATGCTTCATCAATTGTAGATGATACTGTAGAAAATGATTTTTTAAAAGTAGCTGCTAATAAATTCATGGATGAACCCGATGATAAAGTTTTAGATCCTAATTTTAATATGGACGATGAATTAAATAACCATTTAAAAAGTAAATTTAATGCTAGGCATGTTGGTGGAGTAAGTGAAGCCGTTGTTGGTAAGAGAATTATATGTGATAATTGTAATTGGGCTTGGGATATCAAAGATGGTGGTGATGATTTATATATGTGTCATAAATGTGGACATGATAATGAAAATATAAATGAACAAGAAGAAAAAGTTGATTATAAAATTTACTGTGATATGGATGGAGTACTAGCTGATTTTGAAAGCGGGTATGAAAAACTTACAGGTGTAGATTTAAAAGGTGAATTTCAAAAAGGAGAGGAATTTTGGGATCCTATTTCTAAAGCAGGAGTTGGGTTTTGGGCAGGATTAAAATGGATGCCAGACGGAAAAAAATTATGGGATTATATTAAACCATACAATCCAGATTTATTATCTGCACCTTCAAGAGAAGAATCATCTAGAATAGGTAAAGCAGTATGGGTAAAATATAAATTACCTGGTACTAAATTAATATTACGTTATGCTAAACAAAAACAAGAATTAGCCAACCCAGAATCAATATTAATAGACGATAGACAAGTTAATATAGATCAGTGGGAGGCTGCAGGAGGAATTGGTATATTACACACCAGTGCCGATAATACTATTAGCCAGTTAAAACAATTAGGTTTATGAGTCAAGACCCAATATTAAAAAAAGAATTTGCCAAGAAAGATGTTGAAAGAATTAGAAATCTTGTCAAAGGTAAATATGGTGATAAAACAAGAGATTCTGTAGGTTATTCAGCACCAACTGAATTTCATAGTGAGGGTGATATTTGGGAATCTAAAGACGGACGTACTTGGACTATTAAAGATGGTATTAAACAAAATATTACTAAATTAGATAAAGCTAAAAAAGCACACGTAATGCCTTTATTTTGCCCTAAATGTAAAAAAACAATGCATTCTAGAGTTGATAAACCTTACTATTTAACATACCAATTTTGTTTAAAATGTTATGCTAAATTTGAAGACAAATTAAAAAAAGAAGGTAAGTATGAAGAGTATTTTGATGGTATTAATAATAAAATAATAGATAGTAGAATAAAAGATTTTAAAGATTTTGTAAAAGACAAATTATCTGAATCAAATACTGGTCATGTTACTGAACAAGGAGATGTTGAAACCTGGCATGGAAAGTTAAATGAAGATAAAGTGGATGAATATACAAAGCAAGTAGTTGAACATTTAGAGTCACTTAAAAAATAATTTTACATATTTATAATAAATTAAATGTAATGGAGAACAATTTTGATCATCACGCTTGGAAGCTGAATCAATTAAGTGAGTCAATTAGGAAAGAAATTGAAGCTCAAATTGATGGGATAATTCCTGTAATTAAAAAAATAGATTTTGCCTATACTGATTATGGTCGTTTATATAAGATACGAGTTTATGATGAGAGTGGAGATGAAATAACTATAAAAGATGAAGGTGATTATAGAGGAGAAAGACGATTTGATAGTGATGATATTCGTCATGTAGCAAAAAAGCTAGGAATTCAAGTTAATGATAATTTTGGAGGAAGAAGCTATGATTACAACTATTATGAGGATTTAATTCCAGTATTTGATAATATAGGAATTGAATTAGATCATGATGATTTAATGGACGTAAGTTAAAAAACCAATATATGAAAAACATAAAATTATTATTTTTAGGATTATTATTACTAACAGGATGTTCAACAACTTATCACTTAAGCACTCTAAATCATGACCCTATATATGATACGGTTTTAGAAGTACCAGCTGATGTACAAATTGATACATTATCAGTTTCACAACTAAAATGGAAATTAAGAACTGATTTTAGATTCAGATATGATTTTGCTCAGTATGCCTTAAGTCAACCTAGATCATTTGATTGGAATAATAGATTATTAGGCAACAGATTTAATCGTTATAGCCCATATTGGAGTTATAGCTATTCTTGGAATAGAGATATGATGTGGAATGATTGGGTGTGGGGTTATAATTCATATTCTATGTGGTCACCATTTAGATATGATAGATGGGGTTACAATTATTATGGTTGGAACAACTATGGTTGGAATGGATATAATAATTGGTATAACGGACCTTTCCACAATCCAGGATATAATGTAGCTTGGAATTCAAGCAGAAATAATAATAATGTAGCTTATGTTAATGGTAGAAGAGGTTCTAATAATGTAGTTAATAGAATTAATACTAATAGTAATATAGAAAATAGAGTTGTTATTAATAGAAATACTCCAAGAGTTAATGTTAAAGAAGAAAATATTGATTTAATAGTTAACAAAATACGTAAAAGAGTAAATAATAATAATATTAGAGTTTATAATAACCCTAATAATGTTCCTAATAATAACAATAGTAAACCACGAGTTTACGTTAGACCCAATAATAATAGCAATAATAACAATCCTACTCGTATTTATACGAGACCACCCGTGAATAATTCAAGTACAACTATAAGATCGTCAAGTAGTGTTACTAGGAGTAATAATGTTTCACAAGGGGGTAATTCTAACAAAAGAAATTAATATTTATAAATAAAAATATACATAATGGACAACTTCGATTTTAAAAAATATGTAACAGAAGGACGTATTCACCAAGACGTGAGCGTTATATCTGAAGACAAAAAGCAAGGGTACGACGATAGAGAAGACGAATCTCTAGGTGCTCGTAAAGGTGCTGAAAAAGGAAAAAAGCAATCTATGAAAGACCGTAGAGACGATTCTTACGGTAAATTCGGTAAAAGAGATGCTGAAGCTAAAGGTAAGAAAAAAGGACCTGGCAAAAACAAAGTAAACAAAGAATCAGTAGAAGTATCTGAAGATTTTGATAGCGTTGTTGATGACATAATGGATCAAGGCAAATCAAGAAAAGATGCTGAAAAAATTGCTGGTGCAATAAACGCTAGATACGTAGGCAACTATAGACAAGAAGAAGGTTTAGAAGAAGATGCTAGAACAGATGCTGAACAAGAAGGATACAAAGATGGATTTGATGACGCTAAAGATGATATTGAAGGTGCATTAAAGAAAATGAAAGTATCTGAACTTAAAGCTAAAATTAGAGAAACTATTTTATCTGAATTAGAAGAAGGTGATGGTGGATTTAAAGCTGATGCTGCAGGATCACAATTTCATGATTCATTATATACTGAAGATGAAGAAGTAGATGTTGATATCGATGTTGAAGATGAAGTTGAAGTAGAAGCAGGAGCTGACGATATTGAAATCGAAAGACCAGGTGTAAAAGCAAGAGTTCAAGTTGGATTGTCTCCAGAAGAAGAAATCGTACAAGATTCTTTAAAAGCAGCAATGGATGCCGCAGACGCTTTAGGAAATGATAAATTAGCAGATCAAATTGGAAATACAATTACATTTTTCACTAGAGAATATGTAGTTGGAAGAAATTCTGATTAATACATGCTTAACGAACGCAAACTTACGGAAAGAGAACTAGAGTCACGAGAAGTTGTCCTTCAAGGTTTATTGCAAAATAAACAAAATCTAGTTAAAAAGTACGGTAAAGATGCAGAAAAGGTAATGTATGGAATAGCAACTAAGAAGGCTAAAACTAAAGTAGAAAGCATGAATAAAGACAAAATCAAGGAACTTATTGTAAAAGCTTTAACTAATGAAGCATCAGTAGATGATGTAATCGATCCTGCTGACTATGGTCTTATAGGAGCAGGTTATTTAGCTGGATTTGGAAAAGAACACACATTAAATTTAGATCAATTAGAAGAATTAGGACGTAAAATTGTAAAACAATTATATAAAGGAGACTTTAAAAAAGCTAAAGCTAAATTTGTTAAAGAAGATAATGATCCATCAGGAGCAGATCTTGAAGGAGACCCAGATGAAAAAGTAATGGGTGAAGACAATAACAAAGAACTTAAAGGTCAAGAAATGGTTGATTATATCATGAAAAGATTTAATTGGTCAGAAGAAAAAACACTAAACTACCTCGCAGATAATTTTGGTAAAAATAAGCAAGATGATGGACCTAAAGAAAAGGATCCAAGATATATAGCTTACCTAAGAAGAAGTGGTAGAGATGAATATGCAGATGAGTTAGAAAGAAAAATGAATGAAGTTGGTGGATATAATAGAAAAGGTGAAAAAGTTGAAGATGATGATAATGAAAAAGGCCTTAAATCAAGACCACAAGCTGGAATAGGTAATTTATTTAAAGAAGGTCATGGTTTAGACCAAGGTGATATTGATATTCTACAAAAATTTATTGATGGTAAAGATATGGATGTAATTCCATTAAAACGAGTCCTTAAATTTATTGTTAAATCTAATATACTACAAGATAAAACAAAAGATTTATCTAAAGTAGATGAAAAAATTGATTTTGATGAAGTTTTAAATTTAAGAGGTATAAAAGCTGAATTAGAAAAAGAAATTGAACAATTATTTAGAGACATGGAGCAAGAAGCTGAACCAGAAGGTGGGCCAATTGCAGATAGATATGGTAATGAGTTAAATAAATTAGAAGACCGTTTATATAAAGTTCAAAAGCAAATTAATGATTATGACATGAATGAAATAAATGATCAATCATCATTTGACTTTGCTAATCCAACAGGAGGTGAAACTTTAGATCCTATTCCAAGAAAAGTGGGAAAAGGTACAGGAAAAAGCTATATTAATAGACCTTCAGGACCAGCTAAATTCCCAGAATCATTAGCAGAAAAAGCATTACCAGTAATTAGAAAAAAATTAGGTAAAGTACCAAAAGCAAAAAAAGTAACATCTAAACAGAAAATGAAGTTACCTTCTGGTATGGTTAATTATATGAATTTTACTGAGTCAGTTTTAGAAAAATTGACAAAAAAAAATGATGTCGGTGACTATGTAGATGATTTTAACAAATCTGATGCAAAACAATTTAAAGGAAAATCCGATAAAAAGAAAAAACAAATGGCTGTAGCAGCTTATTTATCAAAACAAAATGACTAATGACAGCAGCCGAATTAAGAGAAAAAATAAGATCTTTAGCACTACAAGTAGTAGGCGAAAAATCTAAAGCAGATGATGCGGCCTTAGCTTATGACGAGCTAACAAAATTCCCAGAATTAAAAGACATAATAGTTGCATTATTAACTCATGAATTTGATTCCTTTGTAGAAGGAATTGATTGGGTTTCTCCACGTCCATCAACATTTAGAATTAATTTATTAAACGGACAAAGCTTTATGCTTGCTTATACTCCACGTAGTTGGGTTGCAAATGTACAAGGCAAAAAGTATTACTTATTAAATCTAGACGAAGAAGAATTTGCTGCCTTAGCTATTAGTCGTATATTACAGTATGGCCCAGAAAGTGGAGCAGAAGTAGAAGGAAGTGAAACCGATTCAGCACCTGAAGTCGAAGACGAAATAGATGTTGATGTAGACGTAGAAGCATAATATGGATGGATTTGATAAAATTTTAAAAACACATGGTTGGAGATTTCCTAAAGGTTATCCTGACATGAATGATCCTAAAGATAAAAAAAAGCTTTTTGAAATAGTAAACCAAATACTAGAAGTTACTGACGCTGAAGAAGGCCTCGGGATATTAAAGCAAAAATTAGACTTACCAGACGAAAAATATTTAAGAAAAAATAGTAAAGAATATAGAGTATTAGTACCTCGAAATCAAAGATCGGAATTCATTAATAAAATGGATGCCATTGAGGGGTTTGAATATGATGGATCTATGTCGGGTTCTTCTATTGGGGGAATGAGATATAAAGATGCTAGATTTTTAATTAAACCTGAAGGTTTACAAGGTAGAAATGCTCCTGGATTAGATAATGAAGATGTATTAGTTAGTAATGTAAGAAAATATTTAGAAGAAGGTGCTAAAAATGTAATTTTTAAAGGAGAAAATAAAGATTATGTTTGTAACAATGTAGTTGGTATTAAAGATGTAGGATTAGATGTAGCAGGAGGTAAAAAAGCTGATGTTATTATAAAAGGTGAAAATGAAGATTACCCAATATCAATAAAAAAATTAAATGCTGGTTTCTGGGAAAGCGCAGATAGAAGATATAAGTCTGTACTTATGAATTTATTGGATAAAATAAATGATGGAGATATACCAGGATTAGGATTAAGACCATATCTTGATGTACAGGGTAATGAGAAAAAAGGAATTTTCGTTATGTATGATACGAACACAGATAAAAAAATATCAGGAGTAATAGTTACTGATCTTCCAGATAAAGAAGAAAATTCAATTATTTTTGGTTCAGATAATGCTGTTGTAATATACGGTACTTATCTTGATAGTAGTTTTAAATTAGAAGGAGAAAATCTAATAATAAAAGTAGGTAAAATACTTGAAGATTTGGATGATGTAGCAAAATTTAATTTAGAACCTGTGTTAAATATAAGACATGATTCTACAAGACAAGGACAAAGAGGTTTAAGATCAATAGTAGAACCAGAAATTAATGTCTATAAAGGTGGTGATAAACCTACTGGAAATAGAATAGAACTATCATATAACGAATTAATAGGATAATTATGTGCCAAAAATGTGGATGTAACACTTGCGAAACAATAAGAGGCCCACTCTTAACTGAGGGTAAAGTTAAAAAACTTGTATCTGAAAATTTACAATATCATATAGATAAAAATATTCCATTAATGGAAAATGTATTCAGAATTGGTTCTGATGCTCATTTATCTATGATTAAAGAGGCAAGAAAATTATATACACGTGGTGTACTTGATTTATGTGAAGAAGATGAAGCACTAATGAAAACACATATTGGTGAATTTGATTTATATGAAAACGAAATTGTACCATTAGATCTACCAATGTTAGAAGAAGATAAAACAGCAGAAAAATTAATTAAAAAAACTTTATCTAAAGAAGGTGGAGCAGCAGGTTTAAAACCATTAGTTAGTGCCCTTAAAGATTTAGGATTTAAAAAAGATGATGTTGTTAAACTACTTAAAAAAATGTCTAAAGTAGAAAAACATAAAGATGGTGATTACATTTTATTACCATTAGAAGAAGCTTATAGTGGTTTTAGAAGAGGAGAACCAGAAGACCCAGATTCNATTCCATTTAAACCAACAGGATCAGTATCTGAATTTAAAGAAGACTTAAGAGCATTATTTGGTAAATTTAAAGGTGATTTAAAAGATCCTGAATTTATAAAAGGAGTAGCTCAAGTAATGGTTAGTTGGAAATCACTTTTAAGAAGTCAATTAGACGAAGCTAAAAAGAAAAAGAAAAAAGAAAAAAAAGATCCACCAATTGGAAAACCAAAACGTGGAGGTTCAAAAGCATATTATGTTTATGTACGTAACCCAAAAACTAAAAAAGTTAAAAAAGTATCATTTGGATCCGGTGGTTTAAGAGCTAAGATTAGAAATCCTAAAGCACGTAAAGCATTTGCAGCTAGACATAATTGTAAAAATAAAAAAGATAGAACAACAGCAGGATATTGGTCTTGTAATTTACCAAGATATGCTAGCCAGTTAGGATTAGGTGCTAACATGAATACTTTTTGGTAGGATGAACCCATACAAAAATAAAGGTAATATAAGAACATTTTCTAAAGATGTTGATCCGTTAAGCTTAGTATGGCACTCAGATCGAGAAGATAGAATGATTGAAGTATTAGAAGGTAAAGGATGGAAAGTTCAATTAGATAACCGATTACCCTTAACATTAACAAAAGGAGATTGTATATTTATTAACGAAGGTAGTGTTCATAGAATACATAAAGGAACAACCGATTTAAAAATTAAAATTAATTAATATGAAATGTAATTGTAAAACATGCGGATGTGGAATATCATGTGAATGTACTTGCTGTAACTGTTAATAACATTAAGACTGATTCATAGCCAGTCGCATAAAAAGAAGTTTAAGAGATCTGTGGCCTCCATTTGGAGACCACATTTTTTTTTCGTATATTGTAACATAAATTTAATTCTAGAATGGGCAAAAACATAGTAATATTAGGAGCAGGGGTAGCAGGAGTAAACGCAGCTACAAAATTGGTTGATAATGACTTTGATGGTCAAATAACAATTATCGATATGGGTAAAGACCCATATTTAAGACCATATGAAGAAGTTATGACTGGATATCTGGGAGCAGGTGGTTGGTCAGATGGTAAATTAACATATTCTACTCAAATTGGTGGACAATTATCTAAATATGTAGGTGATGAGAAAGCAATGGAGCTTATGAAGCAAGTAGTAGATAATTTTACCCGATTTCACCCTCACCCAGAACAAATTATATTATCTTCACCTGATGAAGAACCAGAATTTATTAAACCATACTTTGGTTTAAGATTATTTCCAGTATGGCACATTGGTACTGATTATTTACACGAAATTGGTAAAAGTTGGTACGACTATTTAGTTAGTAAAGGTGTAGAATTTATATGGGAAACTAGAGTTACAGATGTTGACTTTGAAGATCAAATAGTATATTATGAAGATGGAATTTTAGAAGGTTTAATATATGACAAACTTATATTTGGTGTAGGTAAATCAGGTATTGATTTTACTTCTGAAATAATGCAAAGATATAATTTACCAACTGAAGAAAAACCAGCACAAATTGGTGTTAGATTTGAAGCACCACAAAAGCACTTTCAAAAATTAATTGATGTAGCTTATGATTTTAAATTATATAGAAAATTTGATGATGAAGGTGTATCATTAAGATCATTTTGTACTAATAATAATGCAGCATATGTAGCAGTTGAAGAAACATATGGTGATCACAGTTATAATGGACATGCTAAAAAAGATGAAGCTTTTAGAAATGATATGACTAATTTTGGTATATTAATGGAAGTACAAGGTATTAAAGAACCATTTAAATGGGCTAGAGAATTAGTAGGTAAAGTACAAGAAAACAGCACAGGCTTATTTTATAGCCCAACTAGAGAACCATCTACAACATCAGAAGGAGTAGATGTGTCATCAACTAAAATAGAAAATTTAGATGTAGTTAAAGATGCATTTCAAGGATATTACAAATATATAGAAGATTTTATAAATGATATGAAATTAGTATTTCCTACATTAAAAGATGATTGGGGAATCTATGTACCTGAGGTAAAATATCTGGCTCCTGAACCGTTGGTTAATTACTCCAACCTTTCATTAACTAAATACCCGAATGTTCACTTTGTAGGAGATGCCCTTTCTGCAAGAGGTATTTCGGTATCAGGAGCTCATGGTACATTTGTTGCTGAAAATATTTTGGAAAATTAAAATAAATTACGTATATTGTAGTATGAGAAAAAAGGAAAACGAATGGCCTAAAAGCCTAAAATTGAAAAAAGCAGATGGAACCATTGCATATGTTTGGGATAATAAATTACATAATTGGGAAGGACCAGCTTTAATACCTGAAGGTAATGAAAGGAAAGCAGAATATCATTTATATGGTATTCAGTATACTAAAGAAGATCATAAGGAAGCAATTAGACAACAAACAGGTTTACCCTGGTATAAAAAACCAGCACCAAAAGGACAAAACCATAGAAATTAAAATATGAAAATAGGATTATGTGGCACAATGAGTGTAGGTAAAACAACATTGGTTAATGCATTAAAAAAATTACCTGAATTTCAATCTTATAATTTTGCTACTGAACGTAGTAAATATTTAAGTGATTTAGGTATTCCATTAAATACAGATTCAACATTAAAAGGTCAAACAGTATTTTTAGCTGAACGTTGTGCTGAACTAATGCATGATAATATTATTACTGATAGAACAATAATTGATGTTATGTCATTTACAATGAATGCAAGGTCAATTGATCAATATGATAAAGAAATTTTTGAAAATTATGCAAAAGAATTTATTAGAGAATATGATTATATTTTTTACATTTCTTCTGATGGCCTTTCTATAGAAGATAACGGAGTAAGAGAAACAGATGAACATTATAGGGACGTTATTGATTTTACTATTACAAGTTTTATTAGAAAGTATGCGCATATGATGAAAAATGTAGAAACTATAAAAGGTAGTACAGAGGAACGAATTGAACAAATATTAAAGTTTACTAATTCTTAACATATTTATAATAAAAAATATACTGTAATGAAAAAATCCGAATTAAAATCATATATTAAAGAAAATGTTAGAGCAACTCTCAGTGAATCTGTAGATGATGAATCAGCAGAATATTATTTTGATTATCTAAATAAATTAAGAGATTCAGGTGTAACAAATATGTTTGGTGCTGGCTCATATTTACAAGCTCAATTTGGTTTAGATAAACAAACAGCAAGGACTATATTATCTAAATGGATGAAATCATTTTCAGAAAATGTAAATGAAGCATCCCCTGAAGATGTTAAATCCCAACAGGATCTTAATAAAGAATTAGAAAAAACAGTTCAATTAAAAAAAGATGCAGGTATTGAAGAGGATGTTGATGAAGATGATGATGATGCTAAAGCAATTAAACAAGCTAAAGGAGCCAGAGGTAAACATAAAAAATTAGATTTAGCAGTTAAGGCCTTAAAAAATATTACTACTGAAATGAAATCATTAGCTAGAAAATATAGTAAAGCAGATGAATCTGAAAAAGAAAAGATTAAAGATATTTTAAGAGTTAAAACACCACAAAAGAAAGAATTAGAATCACTAGTTGCAAAATTAGAAAAAGATGTTGTCTAAAGAAAGATTAATTACTTATAGTATAATTTTTATCCTACTAAGTACATTAATTTATTTTGTATTTTTAGGGGATGAAAGATATGTTGAAGATTATAATATTAAAATTGATGCTTTAGAAGCAAAAGTAGATTCACTGCATCATATAAATGATGATTTAGTATTTAAAATAGATACTTTAAATCAAGAAATTGTAAAATTAGACCTAGAAATTGGTCAACAAGATAAAAAGATTGTCACTTTAAAATATAAAGTAAATGAAAAAGTTAATTCCGTTGATTATTTTAATGACGATGAGCTTGAAAGGTTTTTCACAGATCGATATAAACAAATCGATTCAATTAAAAAAACCAATAGCGAAACTCGTAATTAAAGATTTAATAACTGGTGACGGTGCAAAACAAGAGTTAAGTTTATTAAGTAATAAATTAAACTTATTAGAAACAAAAATAGTTTTTAAAGATAGTGTTATATTAAATTTAAACAAAAGTGTTATAAATTTTGAATCCTTAATGCTTACTAGAACAAACCAACTAGCTTTATCACAAGAGCTGTCTTTAAAACTACAAACTGATTTAAAAAAACAAAAAGCAAAAACAAAATTATTCCAATTAGGTTCAGGTGCTTTAGTAGTTGGAGGACTAGTTTTGTTATTAGCTAAATAATATGGGTCAAGAATTAAAAAAAGTAATACGCCAAGAGTATTTGAAATGCGCTAAAGATCCAGTGCATTTTATGCGTAAATACTGTTATATACAGCACCCACAAAGGGGGCGCATACAGTTCAATTTGTTTCCATTCCAAGAAAAAGTACTCAAGTTATTACGGGATAATCCATATTCAATTATTCTTAAATCTAGACAATTAGGTATATCTACATTATCAGCTGGATTATCTTTATGGATAATGACATTTCACAAAGATAAAAATGTACTTTGTATTGCAACAAAACAAGAAACAGCTAAAAATATGGTTACAAAGGTTAAGTTTATGTATGAAAACTTACCTTCATGGCTTAGAATAGATGCTGCTGAAAACAATAAATTAAATTTAAGATTAAAAAATGGATCACAAATTAAAGCAACCTCTGCTTCAAGTGATGCTGGTAGATCAGAAGCGGTATCTTTATTATTAATTGATGAGGCGGCTTTTATTGATAATATTGGTGAAATTTGGGCATCAGCACAACAAACATTAGCTACAGGTGGTGGGTGTATTGCTTTAAGTACTCCATATGGTACAGGTAATTGGTTCCATCAAACATGGACTAGAGCAGAAGCAGGTGAAAATGATTTTGTTCCAATTAAATTACCTTGGTTTGTCCACCCAGAAAGAGATGAAACATGGAGAAAAAGACAGGATGAATTATTAGGTGATCCTAGAATGGCGGCACAAGAATGTGATTGTGATTTTAGCACTTCAGGTGATATTGTATTTTATCCTGAATTAATAGATTTTTACGAAAAAACATATATAAAAGAACCATTAGAAAGAAGAGGTGCTGATCAAAATTTATGGGTTTGGGAACCAGCAGATTATACTAGAAATTATGTTGTAGTAGCTGATGTATCTAGAGGTGATGGTAAAGATTACTCTGCATTTCATGTAATAGACACAGAAAATAATGTTCAAGTAGCTGAATATAAAGGACAAATTGGTACTAAAGAATATGGAAATTTATTAGTAGGAATAGCTACAGAATATAATGAAGCAATGTTAGTAATAGAAAATGCTAATATTGGTTGGGCTACTATACAAACAGTAATTGATAGACAATATCAAAACCTTTATTATTCACAAAAGAGTGACCAAGCAAATGTAAATTCGTATTTTGATAAATACCAAGATCATTCTAAAATGGTTCCTGGATTTACTATGTCAACAAGAACTAGACCTATGGTAATAGGTAAGTTTCAAGAATATATTGGTGATAAAGGAGTAACAATACAATCTAAAAGATTGATAGAAGAAATGAANACATTTATATGGCGTAATGGAAGACCAGAAGCTCAATCAGGATACAATGATGATTTAGTAATGGCTTTTAGTATAGGAATGTATATTAGAGATACGGCATTAAAATTTAGACAAAGAGGAATAGACATAACAAAACAAGCTTTAAATAACATGCAAGTTAATAGAACCCCTTACCAAGGTAGTTACGGAAATAACAATAATGTTAAAAATCCGTATAGTGTTGATACACCAGGTGGTAAAGAAGACGTTAATTGGCTATTTTAGCAATATTTATAACAATAATTATATACAAACATGGCAAATACAAGTGTATTCGATAGATTAAGAAGATTATTTTCAACTGATGTTGTAATAAGAAATGTAGGAGGTAATCAAGTTAAAACTATAGATTCAGGACATATTCAATCAAGTGGAGAATATGAAACTAATGCTTTAGTAGATAGATTTAATAGAGTTTACTCAACAGCACCAACATCATTATATGGTGCCCAATTTAATTTAAATTATCAATATTTAAGAACTCATTTATATTCTGAATATGATGTAATGGATCAAGATGCTATTATAGCATCAGCTCTAGACATTATAGCAGATGAATCTACACTTAAAAATGATATGGGTGAAGTACTTCAAATTAGAAGTTCTAGTGAAGATGTTCAAAAGATATTATATAACTTATTTTATGATGTATTAAATATAGAATTTAATCTTTGGATGTGGGTTAGACAAATGTGTAAATATGGTGATTTTTTCTTAAAGTTAGAAATTGCTGAAAAGTTTGGTGTATATAATGTTATACCTTATACAGCATATCATATTGAAAGAGTTGAAGGACAAAACCCTGAAAACCCAGCAGAAGTAAAATATAGATGGAATCCAGATGGATTTGCAGGTAGTTCTTATGGTTATTATAATGTTCCAAACCAGGGCAGTAATCCAAATGATGATAATTCAGGTATTACTTATGATAATTATGAGATGGCTCATTTTAGAATGGTAGCAGATGTTAATTATCTTCCTTACGGTAGATCATATATTGAACCAGCTAGAAAATTGTATAAACAATATTCATTAATGGAAGATGCAATGTTAATTCATAGAATTGCTCGTGCACCAGAAAAAAGAATATTTTATGTAAATGTTGGAGCAATTCCACCAAATGAAGTAGAAGCATTTATGCAAAAAACTATTTCAAGTATGAAACGTACTCCTATGATGGATGAAAAAACAGGTGAATATAACCTGAAGTACAATATGCAAAACATGCTTGAAGATTTCTATATACCAGTTAGAGGTAATGATAATGCTACTAAAATTGATACAACACCAGGTTTATCCTATGATGGTATTCAAGATGTAGAATATTTAAGAGATAAATTATTTGCAGCACTTAAAATACCTAAAGCATTTTTAGGATACGATGAATCAACAGAAGGTAAAGCTACATTAGCAGCTGAGGATATTAGATTTGCTCGTACAATAGATAGAATACAAAGAATTATTCTNTCAGAATTAAATAAAATAGCATTAGTTCACCTATACACTCAAGGNTATACTGATGAGTCATTGACAAATTTTGAATTATCAATGCAAACACCATCAATTATATTTGAACAAGAAAAAATAGAATTACTTAAATCTAAATCAGAATTAGCAGGTAGTTTAATAGAACAAGGTTTAGTTCCATCTGATTGGATTTATCATAATGTTTATCACTTTAGTGAAGATCAATATGATGAATATAGAGATTTAGTAAGAGAAGATGCTAAACGTCAATTTAGAATTGACCAAATAAAGGCNGAAGGTAATGACCCAGTATCAACAGGTAAATCATACGGTACACCTCATGATTTAGCTTCATTATATGGTATGGGAAGAATGCAATCAGACCCAGCAAATGTACCAGATGGCTATGCTGGAGATGATCCTAAATTAGGACGTCCCCAAGATTCAATAACAAGTAGGGGTAAACAAGATAATAATTTTGGTAAGGATCCATTAGGTACTAAACGTATGAAAGATACAGATAAAAATGATGGAGATGGACGACCAAAGATTAGAGAATTTGAAAGTCCTAAAGTTACATTAATGAAAAACAAAGATTTATTTAAGAATCTACCGAAAAAACAAATGGTTTTTGAAGGAGATAAAGATGATAGCTCATTACTTGATGAATCTCAACTAAGAAGCTAATATTTATAAATAAATATATTTTTGATGAAAATAAAACATTCAAAATTTAAAAACACTGGTATATTATTCGAATTACTAGTAAGACAAATAACAGCAGATACTTTAAAGGGTGTTGACTCTCCTGCTATAGATATATTAAAAGAAAATTTTGTAAAAACTCAATTAGGACGTGAATACAAGTTATATGAATCTATTTTAAAGTCAAAAGTTGTTAATGAAGCTAGAGCAAATACAATAATTGCTACACTATTTGAAAATTCAAGAAAGTTTAGTAGAACTATTTTAAAAAAACAAAAATATAATATTATCAATGAAATTAAAAAGCATTATGATTTAGAAAAGTTTTTTGGTTCTAAAGTAAACAATTATAAAGAAATAGCTGCCATTTATACTCTAATAGAAAGTTTCCACAGTGAAAAGTTAAATTTAGATCAAATAAATGATAATAAAATTACTATATTAGAATTTTTAACTAAAAAAGAAAAATTAGTTAAACAAGAACCTATTATTGAAGAATTTTCTGGATATGATAAAGATTTAAGAACTTTAACATATAGAGTTTTACTTGAAAAATTTAATAACAAATATGATAATTTAAGTGTAGAACAAAAAGAAATACTTAAAGAATTTATATATTCAATAGATTCAAAACCATCCCTTAGAGAATTTTATAATAAAAAAGTCAGTACATTAAAAAATATTTTATCTGAAACATCTAAACAAATAAAAGACCCAGCTACTAAAATTAAAATAACAGAAGTAGCTAAATTATTAACTGAATTAAATAAAACTGATAAAGTAGATAATGATAATTTAGTTGATTTGTTACAATATTACGAACTAGTAAAAGAAATACAAGTAGCAAATGGCGTACAAATATAAACTTACAGAAATGTCTAAAAAGGCATCCGCAGAAGATGCTGAAAAAGAATTAGGTATCCCCAAATCTAAATTTGAAGTGGGTCAAGTTACTGTTAGTGATAATGGTAATTCTAAATCTACTATTACTAATATAGATAATGAAACTGGAGCTATTAGCTGGAAGATTACTCAATTGCCTGGATTTGATAAGTTATTTGATGACATGGATGAATTGGTAGCAACAGCTAAAAGAGTTTATGTTAAAACTAAAGATGATGATAAATTTAGAGAAATTTATGAAGATGTTCGTAAAGTAAGAAATAAATTAAGAACTCACCTTAGAAACGAATACCCAGACGAATATAAAAGAATAGTTAGAATATCAGAAAATGATGTAGATGAAATATCTATGTCAGGAGCAGCTGGTGCTTATTTAACACCATATGCTTTTAGAAAAAAGAAAAAGAAAAAAAAGAAAAAAATAGAAGAATCTAAAGGTGCTAAAAATTATTTTGATGATTTAAAATTTAATTACCAAAAAGCATTTAGATACTTAGAGACAGATGAAAAAGAAGAATATAAACAATTAGCTAAAGATTACTTTTCAAAATTACAAGAAATAGAGGAAAATTATAGAGGTGTTGAATTTGAAGACTATATTGATGAATTAGAAAAAACAATGTATGTTGAAAGAAGAGATAGAGGTAGATTTATTATACATCCATTAGACAAACCAGATGTAAGAAGACCTTCAAATAATTATATTGTAATAGATGGAAATAATGTAACAGCTGTTCAAGGATACAATTCAGGTCCAATATCTGTTTTAGCAGATAGATATGGTTTAGATGATGAAGATGACAGAATGACTCCTATGGGTAAAACAAATGCTGAAGGAAGAATATCATTACTATCATCTAACATATTAAAAGATGCTATTAAAGCAATTGAAGCTTCAAGAGATGTAGAAGCAAAAAGACAACAAGATTATTACAGAGAAAGAGGCCCAGTATCAGGGGTTGGTAATATGGATGAAGGAGCTTTAGGAGATGGTGCAGATTTAGGCCCCGGCCCAAAAGCAGGTCCAGATGGAGTTACTGATAATGCATATACAAAACAATTTAAATATAAATTAGTTCCTAAAAATAAACAAGGTACTTACGTACAAAAAGGGTCAAGTATGCCAGTTCGTAAACTTTGGGGAGAGTAGCAATATTTATAACATGAAAAACACATTAGTTAAAGAGGAAGAAGATAAATTAGAACAATTTCAAAATGAAAGAATTAATTCTTTTGATGAGATTGAAGATAGTTTAAAAGATTTAATAAAACCGTTAAGACAAGCAAAAATAGATACGGTTAAATATTATAGACAGGATGAACCTAAAAGTTATTCTGTTGTTTACGGAACCGATTTAATTAAAGATTATATTAAAGACATTAAAACATTATTAGAAAAATAATACTATGAAAAATCCACAAGAATTACATGATGAGTTAACTAAAAAATTAGTAACTGAAAATTATGTTGATCTACAACCTATTAATAAAATAGAAGCTCAACCAAAACAAACTTGGGAAGAGAAATATTTCGACTATATAAACGAAAATGGCAAACCAGATTCATTAAAACCAATCGTTAATAACGATATGAAAACTAATACTAAGGAAGCTGAAGATAAAATCAAAGCTGAACCTAAATTAAAGTTTGAAATGGATAATAAATTAGCTGGTTCATATAAAGTTTCTAATGAAGTAGAAAATATAGAATCTCATAATTATGATTATTCTCCAAAAGTAGATAATATTAATAATGTTAACGCACAAGAAATGCAAAATGGTGTTTATTGTGAAGTTAAAAATGATCCAAAATTAACATTAGATGAAGCACAAGCATTAGCTATTAAAAATTTAGCAAGTGATCCTTTATATTATGTTAAAAATGGAGCATTTGGTGTTAAAGGTTTAGGATATGAAGAACCAAAAGTACAAGAAAATGATGGTGAAACATATGGCGGTAGTGGATATAGCGCAAAATTAAAAGACAGTCCTGATGCTATGCAAGTAGTTAAAGAATCAGTTAAAGATGTACTTAAAGAACATAGTATTGGAGGTGTAGCTACAAGTGGTAACCCAAATAGTATAGCTAAACAAATGGGTGATTATTTTACTCAAATGATGGAAGAACATGGTTTAAATGATGGTCAAGTAGTTAATGAAGAAAATAAAGAAAAAGATCTTCCAATGGATGAAAGTGCAGAAGATGCTAGACAAGAAGCTATTGAAGCATCTCAAGAAGCGGCTGGAATGGAAGAAGAAGCAAGACCTGATTATCCAGATGTAGATGGAGATGGTGATAAGGATGAATCAATGGAAAAAGCTCTTGCAGATAAGAAAAAGAAAAAAATGAAAAAAGAATCAATAAAAAAGAATCAATTGATTCTAAATTAGCTGAAATAGGAAAACAGGGTGAAAATGTAAAATTAGAAGCTCAATTGGATTATTTAACTGATCATATTGCTGAAAAAATAGAAAGAGTTGAATCAATAGATGAAGATGAAAATCTTAAAGAACTAGTTGATAAATCTAAGATGAAAGCTATGCAAAAAGAAATCAAGCTTTTAGAAAAAAGAAAAGCTAAAATGGAAAAGATCTACGAAAAGTCTTGTGGTAAAAAATACCAAAAGAAAGAAATGGTAGATGAAACAGCTGAATAAATAAAATCTTTAAATGAAAAAACTACTAATTGAAACGCATGCGTTTAAGGTATCCCCTCAACAATTAACAGAAAATGTTTCAGAAGCTGGTAATTTACTTGTAGAAGGAGTATTAGCTACTGCCGAAGTAAAAAACGGTAATGGTAGATATTATGCTAAAGACTTATGGGAGCGTGAAATGGATAAGTATAAAGAACTTATTGAACAAAGACGTTCAATGGGAGAATTAGATCATCCTGAATCATCAGTAGTAAACTTAAAAAATGTATCTCACTTAATATCTGAATATTGGTGGGATGGAGATAATGTAATGGGTAAAATAGAAATTTTACCAACCCCCGCAGGTAATATACTAAAAGAACTTATTAAGCATGGTGTTACAGTAGGTGTATCATCAAGAGGAATGGGTTCATTAGAACAAAGGAATGGTATGATGGAAGTACAAAATGACTTTGAATTACTATGTTGGGATTTCGTTTCAACACCTTCAAACCCAGGTTCATACATGCATGAGGTTATAAAAGAAGGAAAACAAACACAATTCCACGATTATACTAAAGTAAACCATATAGTAACAGAAATACTTTGTTCTAAAGGTTCTTGTCCAATAGTGTAATTTCAATAAATATTCATATACGTATAACCGTAATACACCGTTCCTTATACGGTGTCGATATATATAATAATTCACTATTACGCTTCACGAATAAGCGTACTTCACAAAACTAAATTTTGGGACTATGGCAACAAACAGAGATTTGCTAACTGAAGCTATCGCTGATGCTAAAACCGTTAAGGAAACAGCTATCGCGAACGCTAAACTTGCTCTAGAAGAATCTTTTACACCACATCTACAATCCATGTTATCTGCAAAGCTAGCAGAAATGGAAGAAGAAGATGTTAAGGAAGAAAAAGAAGAAATCGATGAGACAGTTGAAGAAGTATCAGAAAAAGTAGAAGACAAGGTCGATGAAGAAATTGATCTTGACGAACTTTTGGCTGAACTCGAAGATTCTAAAAAAGGTAACAAAGAAGAACAGAAAAAGATGGAGGGTGCTATTAGAGATGATAGAGACCACATTAAAGATCTTGAAGGAGATATCAAAGACAACGAAAGAAAATTAGCTAAATTAAAAGCTGATGAGAAAAAAGATGTTAATGAATCAGAATCAAGTGATTTAGACGAAGCAAAAGACGAAGACGACAAAATGGAAGAAGCTAAAAAAGCTGACGACAAAGAAGACGTTAAAGAAGATGCTCGTACTGACGCTGAAGAAGAAGGTTACCTTGATGGAGAAAAAGACGAAAAGGAAGATATGGAAGACGGTATCGAAGATGAAGAAATTGATCTTGAAGATATGTCTGAAGATGACCTTAAAGGCTTTATCGAGGATGTCATTAAAGACATGGTCATCGATGGCGAAATTGAGCCAGGCGATGAATTCGTAGAGGACGAAGTTGAAGTTGAAGACGACATTGACATTGAAGATGTTGAGGACGTAATAGACGTAGACGTAGAAATTGACGAAGCTAAAAAAGACGAGTTAGACGAGAAAAAAGAGTACATGACAAAAAAGGAAAAAGCTGAAGGCGACGATCGTGATTACGATAATAAAGCTGAAGTTGAAACTGAAAAAATGCGTAAAATGAAAGAAGAATTAACTACTGCAATAGCGGAAGTTAATGATTTAAAAACTGAGTTAAACGAAGTTAATTTATTAAACGCAAAATTACTTTACACTAACAAAATCTTTAAAGCAAAAAACTTAACTGAAAGTAAAAAAGTTAAGGTATTAAAAGCATTTGATAATGCTAAGGATGTAGCTCAAGCTAAAACTATTTTTGAAACATTAAATACTGGATTAATTGATAAATCAGTAATTAACGAAAATCAAATTAAAGGATCAGCTTCAAAAGCAACAGGTATTGAACCTAAAGCTGAAAAACAACCTATCATTGAATCAAATGACGTTTACAACCGTATGCGTAAGCTTGCGGGATTAATTTAAAATTATTATTAACCTATTAAACTTAAAAAAATGAGCTTAAATACTCTTTTAGAAAGCGCTAACCCATATCAGTCTTTACAGTCTGATGCAGCTAAACTTGCTGGTAAATGGGAAAAGACAGGTTTATTAGAAGGTTTAGATGGTGCCCACAAAAATAACATGGGTATTATCCTTGAAAACCAAGCTAAACAACTTGTTGTTGAGAGTTCACAAACAGGTGGAGGCGCTGCTTCCTCAGGAACTTTCTCAAGTCAAACTGCTGTAAACATTGGTGGACAGTGGGCAGGAGTTGCTTTACCATTAGTAAGAAAAGTATTTGGTCAAATCGCTGCAAAGGAATTTGTTAGTGTTCAACCAATGAACTTACCTTCTGGTCTAGTATTCTTCCTAGATTTCCAATATGGAAATAACAAATCGCCATTTACGGCTGGAAATTCACTTTATGGAGATGGTGGCGGAGACGTTAACCCATTTGGTAACAATGCTTCAGGTGGATTATACGGAGCAGGAAGATTTTCTTACTCTATTCAAAGTACTTCATCTTTAATCTCAGCTTCTGCTGCTGCAAATGCAACATGGCAAGATTTTAACTATGACGCTACTTATTCTGCATCTGCAGGAACAAACGCACATTTATCAATTGATTTCACAACTGCATCATTAGCATTTGCTGACTACACAGCTGTAGACTCTTGGCAATTATTCTCAGGATCTTCTGTAGCTGCTGGTGACTCAAACGGTGTATATAAAGCGGGAGCTGGAATACAATTATCAGCGTTTACAAGATACGATGGTGGATCTTCAGTAAGATTTATCGTATCAAGTGCATCTGTAGAAGCTGCACCTGCTAACGACGTGTTTGCTGTTGTTTACAACATCCAACCAACTGATAGATATAGAGGTGACTTTGAAGCAGGAAATGGTAAGCCAAACGCGCTTAACAACAATACTGGTTCAAATTGCTGTCCAGCACAAACTATTCCAGAAATCAACATTCAGATGAAATCATCTGCAATCGTTGCTAAAACTAGAAAGTTAAAAGCTGTATGGACTCCAGAATTCGCACAGGATTTAAATGCATATCATGCATTAGATGCTGAAGCTGAATTAACTTCAGTTCTTAGTGAGTACATTTCATTAGAAATTGACTTAGAGATCTTAAGTATGTTAATTGAAGGTGCTCCAAACAGAGAAGTTTGGTCAGCAGTTAACAATCAAGCAATTGCAAGTAATGCTGCAGGAACAATTACAAACCTAGGGTTTTATAACTCACAAGGTCAGTGGTTCCAAACTTTAGGTACTAAAATCCAAAAGTTAAGTAACATTATTCACCAAAGAACACTGAGAGGTGGAGCTAACTTTATGGTAGTTTCTCCAACAGTTGCAACAATCTTAGAAAGTATTCCAGGATTTGCTGCTGATTCAGATGGTGATGCTGCACAAGCGAGCTATGCATTCGGTGTACAAAAAGTAGGTGCCTTAAATGGTAGATACAAAGTATACAAAAACCCTTACATGACTGAAAACGTAGTCCTATTAGGATTTAGAGGTTCTCAGTTCCTTGAAAGTGGTGCTGTATTTGCTCCATACATTCCGTTAATCATGACTCCACTAGTATATGATCCAGACACATTCGTGCCAAGAAAAGGATTACTTACTAGATATGCTAAGAAAATGGTAAGACCAGAATTCTATGGTAAGATTGATATTGCTGGATTAAACACTCTATAATCATTTGATTATAAAATAATTCACAATGGATAAAATTAGCCCGAACTTATGTTCGGGCTTTTTTTTTTCATATTTATAACAAAACGACTTACACATGAATATACCAATATGGACAGGAACATCTAAGTTTGTAAGCGGGTCTGGTGATACTGCTTTTGGGTTTTACGATGCTCAATCAGACTTTCAAATAGATGCTGACAAAGTAGCTAACTTCTGTGCTAGAAGAATGGGCTATCCTTTAGTGGATATTGAATTACAATCAGGTTCTTTTTATACAGCATTTGAGGAGGCAATTACCACGTATGGTAATGAATTATACGCGTATAAAATACGAGATAATCAATTATCTCTAGAAGGTGCTAGCACGGGTTCAAACTTAAACCACGCGTTAATAACACCGAATTTTGAGCCAATAGTAAGATTAACAGAACAGTATGGATCCGAAGCAGGATCAGGAGGTAATATACCTTGGTACTCAGGATCATTTACAACTACAGCTAGTGTTCAAGATTATAGTTTTTCTACTTTTATGTCATCTAGTGGTTACACTGGATCAGCATATGATGCAGGCATTGAAGTTAAAAGAGTATTTTATCAACCACCTTTTCCAGCATCAGCAAGATATTTAGATCCTTATGATGGATTTGGATTTGGAGGAGCAGTAGCAGCTGGTATTGTTGGATTTGGAGGATTTGGAATGGGAATGGGTTATTTAATGGCTCCCTTAAATTATGATCTACAAGTAATTCAACAAATTGAAATGAATGAAATGATTAGGATGAATAATTATTCATTTGAAATACATAATGATAAATTAAGAATATTCCCTATACCACAAGGAACACAAGCTTTAAGAGGAAATTCATTGATATCTGGCTCAACAATGGAATTTTCAGCTACAACAGCTACGTTAGCAGGTATAACAGCAGCTATAACAGGTTCAGCAACAACTGGATCAGGCGCATCATTTGTAGTAACAGCTACAGGAGGTAATGTAACAAAAGTTGCAGTAGTAGCTACAGGTAGTAAGTATATTGAAAATAAAACAATAACAATTTCAAAAACAGATCTAGATGCTGATGGAAACATAGGAGTAGTAGATCAAGATATAACATTAACAGTTAAAAATAGAAACTTAAATGTAATTTGTGCTGGAGGAAGAATATGGTTTGAATACATTTTAAGAAACGAAAGAATAAACCAAGGCATTAGTCAAAGACCAGATAAAGTTACTAATGTATCTAACACTCCTTATTCTAATCCTAATTATGATCAAATTAATTCTATTGGTAGACAATGGGTTTTTGAATATACATTAGCAATATCAAAAGAAATGTTAGGATATGTAAGAGGTAAATATTCAAGTATTCCTATCCCAAATGCTGAAGTTAATTTAAATCAAGGAGATTTAATAGCAGCAGCAACAGCTGAAAAAGCAGCTTTAATTGATAGATTAAGAACTTATTTTGATGAAACATCAAGACAAGCATTATTAAATCGTAGGGCATCTGAAGCAGAATCTAAGATGATTGAATTACAGCAAGTACCCTACACAATTTATATAGCATAATATGGCAATGTTTACAAGACAAAGGGATGTATCTCTAGTCAATAATATAAATAGAGAGTTATTAGGTAATATTATTACTCAACAAGCAGCGGTATACCAATTTAAATTAGAAGAAACTAAAGTAAATATATATGGTGAAGCAGCAGGAGAAAAATATTATGATGGGCCTTTCTTATTTGATGTATTAATAAATAGAACTAATCAACAGTATGCTGAAAATGAAGAAGGTATACAATTTGGTCAAAATATAGAATTTTATTTCTTTAGACCAGATTTAGTAGATGCTGATATTGTACCTAGAGTAGGAGATATTATACTATATGAAACAGCATATTATGGAGTACAAAGTACAGTAGCTAACCAATATTGGGGAGGTAAAAATCCTGATTATCCAAATAATAACTCAGATGGAACTGCGAATCCACTTAATCCTAATTTAGATGAATTTGGAGAAAATTTATCAATATTAGTATCAACATATTATATACCAGCGGATAAAGTAGCTATTTCACCTTATATAGAAAGATTTTAATGGCAACACCTAGAAAACCTATACCAAAAACTCAAAGAAAATTAAGCATTGAGAAACAAGATGTCTTTAAAGGCATTGAAGATAGAGGTGCTGTTGGAAACCCTAACTCAGCAGATGAATTAGTAAACCCAGCATCTAACTATTCTGAAACTGGAATTGAATTTAATAGATCTACAAAATTAAGTTTTAAAGACGATAATACAAAACAATTTTCTGTTGGTATTAAAGATTTAGATGAAGCTGTATTTTTTTATTTTGAAAATATCATTAAACCTTTTGTTTATCAAAATGGCGATAGAAGAGAAGTACCTATAATATATGGTGCTCCTGAAAGATGGAAATCATTCCAACGTGATGGGTATTATAGAGATAAAAAAGGTGCTATTATGTTACCTATTATTGTAATTAAAAGAGATTCTATAGCAAAAGATAGAACAGTAGCAAATAAATTAGATGCTAATCAACCCAATTTATATGGTACTTTTTCTAAACATTATAGTGCTAAAAACTTTTATAGCCCATTTGGTGTTTTAAATAATAGAAAACCTATAGAAACTTTTGATGTTGTAGCACAACCTGATTATGTAACCTTAGAATACAGTTGTTTAATACAAACTTATTACATGGAACAATTAAATAAAGTAATTGAAGCATGTGAATACGCTTCTGATGCATATTGGGGTAATCCTGAAAGATTTCAATTTAGAGCTTTTATAGATTCATTTACAACAGCAACTGAATTAACAGTTAATCAAGATAGGTTGGTTAAGGGTACTTTTGGCATTAGATTACGTGGGTATATTATCCCTGATACAATACAAAAGGATTTAGCTTCTGTAAAAAAATATAATTCAAAAGCTAAAGTTACAATAACTACAGAAGCAGTTAGTAATATAGAAACGGCAAATAGACCAATTCAAGATCCTACATCAGATGGTAGAAGAAGAGATTAATTTTAAACAAATTAATTAATATTTATAATAAATTAAAAATTACAAATTATGTCAAGTAAAAAGTTATCGGAAGAAGAAGTTAAACAATTAAAAGATTTTCAATTAAAAAATAATGAAATCGTTGTAGCATTAGGATCTATTACATTAAGAATGGATGCTTTAGAGAGACAAGAAGAAAGTGAATTAGAAAAGTTTCAAAATTTGCAACTAGAACAAAATAAATTTGCTCAAGAATTGCAAAAGAATTATGGTGATGGTAATATTGACCTAGAAAAAGGGGAATTTACACCAGCAGAATAGTTTTTTGAAATAATTTCTAATATTTATAATAAAACAATATTAAATATAATATAAGACAATGGCAGAAACATTAATATCTCCAGGTGTATTAGCACGAGAAAATGATCAATCTTTTATTGGTTCTAGACCCGTTACTTATGGTGGCGCAGTAATTGGACCAGCAATTCAAGGACCAGTTGGCATTCCAACACCGGTTTCATCATATTCTCAATATGAAGCTATTTTTGGGGGCGCAATAGAAAGCGGATCTCAATATTACACATACCTAAACACAGTATCAGCAAGAAATTATTTTGAACAAGGTGGTGAATCATTATTAGTAACTAGAGTTGTCTCTGGTTCATTCACAGCAGCAAACACTTCAGGTAGTGCTACTTCACAAGAAGCTAACCTAAGTATTGATGCAAGTACTGGTACTAGAACATCATTTAAATTAGATACTTTATCACAAGGTGAAATAATGAATTCCTATCAAGCTGCAGATTCAGCTGGTGGTACATTAGATTTAGGTTCTACAAATAATTTAAGATGGGAAATCGCAGGATCTAATGGTTCATCTGGACAATTTTCATTATTAATTAGACGTGGTAATGATACTACAAACCAGAAAGCAGTATTAGAAACATATAATAATTTATCTTTAGACCCAACAGCAGAAAATTACATATCTAAAATGATAGGTGATATTTTCTTTACAGTAGATGTAGATGGAACAGATTATTATGTTAAAGAAAACGGAAATTATCCAAACAGAAGTGCTTACGTAAGAGTATCAGATGTATTTTTACCAACTCCACAATATTTTGATAATAATGGAACGGCAAAAGTAGCATTTACAGGAAGTTTACCAAAAATAGGATCTGGTTCATTTGCAAAAGCAACAGGAAAAAATGATTATGGTAGTGCCTTATTTAACGAAAATATATCAGCAACAAATATACAAGGTATTGGACCAAATGATTATACACAATCAATTAAATTATTAGGTAATAAAGATGCTTACCAATTTAATGTATTAACTGCACCAGGATTAATTAAATCATTACACTCTGCACAAACTAATTTAGTAGTTTCACAAGCTCAAAATAGAACTGACTGTATAGCTGTAATTGATTTAGTACCAACAGGATCAACAATAGGAACAGTAACATCACAAGCTTCATCATATGATACTTCATATGCAGCTGCTTATTGGCCTTGGGTTCAATCAGTTGATGGAGGAACAGGACAAATAGTTTGGTCCCCAGCTTCAACATTTATACCAGGTGTATATGCATTTACAGATGCTTCTTCAGATCCATGGTTCGCGCCAGCAGGTCTAATTAGAGGAGCTTTAGGTAGTGTAGTTAGAGCTGAAAGAAAATTAACATCTGGAAACAGAGACACATTATATGAAGCAAATGTTAATCCAATTGCAACATTCCCAGGAAGTGGAGTTGTAGTATTTGGTCAGAAAACATTACAGAAAAAAGCAAGTGCTTTAGATAGAGTAAATGTTAGAAGATTATTAATAGCATTAAAAAGCTTTATAGTACAAGTATCAGATAACTTAGTATTTGAACAAAATACAATCGCTACAAGAAATAGTTTCTTAAGCCAAGTTAATCCATACTTAGAATCAGTACAACAAAGACAAGGATTATATGCATTTAAAGTAGTAATGGATGCAAGTAATAATACACCAGATGTTGTAGATAGAAATGAGCTAGTAGGACAAATTTTCCTACAACCAACTAAAACAGCTGAATTCATTATACTTGATTTCAATGTATTACCAACTGGAGCAACATTTCCATCATAAAA